TTTATTATTATTTTAAGGCTTATAATTATTATAAATTTTTTCTAATATAAATTAATTATTATTACCCAGAAGAGTGGTACTAATATATTCTGGGTGTGGAGTAGTAATAGTAATATTATTTTTATTATTTTCTTGTAATTCTTTGTATTTTTTTAAATACCAATCACTTTTTGCAATATCTTCTTCTTTGTTTTTATATAAGGCTCTACTTCTATATTTCCAAGCATTAAGCTTACAAAAACTTTTTACTTCTTCTTCTCCGAAGAGGAGGAGCATTTCATCAATTGTTTCCATAGCTCCTTCTCTACAATAGTGATTTGGATGATTTACAATATCCATTTATTTATCCTCCTTATATAAAATACAAATCGAATGGTCTCCATATCTAGCTTGCTCATAATGAAAATTTAATATTTGAATATTAGGATTTTTCTCAGCCCATATATTAAATTTTTCATCTGCATTATCATTAGGATTAGAACCAAAGAATATTTTAGTTTTATATTTACTCATTGTTACTCTCCTTGTCCATATCTATTATGTTCTAATATCATTGTATCATTATTTACTTGCACAATTTTATACAGCTGATGTGATTCAGTTTTTTGATAGGTTTTGGCTACAAATTGATTTTCTCTGCGGAAACCTGTTACCATAATTTTGGTTCCACGTTTAAACCAACCTTCCTCTTTAACCTTTTTGCTACCATCCGCTTCTATTTCTGATATTCTGCGGTTATACATAGCATAATATTCTTTAGTAAATTTTACTGTTACAACACCACGAGTTGTTAAAACAGTTACTGATGATTTAGCATCGTCTTTACTAATTACTGTACCTATGATTTTGTATAGCTTATAAATAGGAATTTCTTTTCCATTTCTCTTAAAGAAATAATCAACTTGAGGCTCTTCAGGTAGATTAAAGAAATCTGTCACACCATATCTATATGTATTAATATTTATTAATTCATGCTCATGGTAATAAAAACATAATGCTTCCATTTCCCACGCCGATATGGTGCCTTCTGCATACTTATCCCAAGATTCTTTAAATAAAAGATAATTAAACTCTTTAAGCACCGAATCTTGGTTATTTGTCAACCAGGCTCTGGCCGCATCCATTTCTTTTTGATATATCTTTTCCCAGTCAGATTGTAAAATACAAGTATAGCCATTAATTACTTGCAATAATTCCATATTAAAGAATTGAGAATAAAATCTATCACAAGCTTCATCAAATATATAATATTTTCCTACTTTTTTGTTTTTCTTTAAATAATCATTAAATATGTATACTCGTTTTGTGAAAGTTAAATCTTCTGGCACTAAATTTCTTTGCATTAAACCATTAAAGTTTTGTAAAGTTAATCTTTTCTTAGGCTCACTAATTTTCAAAATATAATAAATCATAACTAAAACTCTAGGTTCAATATTTAACTCTTTTGCCCACTCTTTCTCAAGATTATCAAAGCTTCCCGCCTTAATAAGAGAAATCATAGCTGTTTTATTTAATGGACAACGATTTAAAAAGTCAATAAAACTTTTATAAGGGCGGCCTGCAATAATTTTATTAATAACATCTGTATTAATACCGCTTAGTGCTTTTAACCCAAACAAGATTTGGTTATTCTCTACATCAGGTTCAAAACTAAAATTAGATTTATTAATATCTACTAAAGTTACTTTAATTCCTCTTGAAATAATGTCTCCTAATGCTTTTGCGGTTTTTGCATAATCAGTATTTTTTTCTTTCTTCTGCAGATTTTTATCTTCATCATTAAATTCATTTTCACTATCTTCCTCTAATGAACCACTATTAACAATTAAACAAGCGGTGTTCCAATATATAGGATTCCATTTAGTCGCGATGAACATCGTCTGAAAGCCAATAAAGGAGTAAGCTAATGCATGAATTATTGAGAATGAATATCCCATTTGGGGCCCAATTCCATGATTCCAAACGTAGTTTCCAAGATTTTTAGATTTAGCTTGTTTTAACACTTTTTCTTTCAACTCTGGGATTTTAGACATCTGTTTCTTACCAACAATTTTGCGGGCTGCATTTGCTTCTGCGAGAGTAAAACCACAGATATTTTCATCCATTAACATCATCATTAATTGCTCTTGGCTGGGTGGGACTCCATGAGATTTTAAAAAATATGGTTTTAATGTTTCTTGTTCTTCAAGAGTTAAACCTGCATTTGTCATCTCTTGATACCAAAGACTAATATTATTCTTAAACCTAACATATTTTTCCATTGGTGTTTCTTGACCTTTTTCTGAAGTCATTAAGCGCATCAATCCATTTGCATCCGCCATTTCAAGGATATTTGTTGGTTTAATTTTTTTAGCTGCTTGACCACCTACTTCAGAATCAAACTGAAAAATATTTAAAACACTATTTTCTTGGAGCACTTTCCATATATTATCATCATCAATAGGTAAAACAGATGGATGAAAATATTTATTGTATACTTCTCTTAATGATAAATTATTATCAATTTCATTGTACTTTTGTAAAAGTTTAATAGCTTCTGCAAGCTTATCCTGAACCTCTGTAACTAGGAAGTCGTACTTCGTCATACCCCCAGCCTCTGACATATGGAGGTCGTACTGTGTTATAATCTCTCCTTTTGGAGTTTTCATAAAGCAACCAAATTCATAAGGATCTTCATCAAATAAGATAACACCAGATGCGTGAGAACTGCGTTTATTAATTAATCCTTCTATTGCTATCATAATGTCCAATAGACCGGGATATTGATTCACTTCAGAAATAAAAGCCTTAATAGGTTTTCTTTCTTTATCAGAATTTCCATTTACTACATCAGATAAAGACCATAAAAATCCTCTTTCAGATGGAATCAATGAAGCTATATACTGCGCAGTATCTGAATCTATACCGTCGGGATATTCTTCACTACGATAACCTCTACAAGCAGTAAGAACTGCACTTTTTGTTCCTTCTGTTCCAAAAGTAGCAATTAAAGTACACCCAAGGTTTTTTCTTGATAATTCATCAATGTCGCTATTAAAATTTTGTCCTCGTTCTTCTTTTATTTTGTTAAGGATAAGAGGGCGTTTACTTGGGCATAAATCTAAATCTATATCCCCTAATTCTGTTCGTTCTTTATTAAGGTATCGCCAAAAAGGTAAATTCCATTCTAAAGGATCTAACTGCGTGATCCCTAATAGATAATGGTTAAGACCAGAACAGCTTGAACCTCTTCCCGCTCCAACGATACTTCCGCATTCCCAAAATAGATTTACATAATGCTGTAATGTTACTGGATAAGCGAACATATTAGTATGTAGCTTTTCTCCTATTGTTCTTTTTATATCAGCTTCTTCTTCAAGTCTTTGAACGTACTTATAATTATCTCCCCAAAATCCTATTTTTTCATTAAGTGCGTTCCAACATTCATTTACCCAATATCTTTCAATTTTATCATTTGAAGTAAACATACTTTTAAGAATTGGATAACTATTCATTTCATCTGCATATAGATTATTAATTCCCCACCATGAGGATTTTGGATAATCTTTAACTGTCACTTTTGGAATTTGTTGAGAATGTCTTAAATCATAATTTTCAATCTTATTATAAATATCCATACTATTAGCGAATAAAGAAGCAGTAAAATTATAAAAAACATTGTCAAAAGATTTATTTAAATTTTCTTGTATTTCTTCATTTGTCTGTAAATATGAATATTGATAGAAATCATCGACCTCTCTTTCCCCACCTTTTGAATTTAAGTATGCCTTGTGTACAAATCTATCTTCTTTTTTAAGATAATGAGCATCTGTTCCAATCACCATTGGCACTTCAAAAGCTGTAGAAATACTAAGCAATCTATTATTAACCGCAATCTGATCTTTAGAACAACCAGGAGCACATTCAATATAAAAATCTAAACCAAATAACTCTTTACACCAAAGAACAAAATCTACAATGCGGTCATGCGCTTTAGAAGTACCTTCAAGGTCATTAACCTTTTCTGCATTAATAAGATTCAAAGTTTGCGTAGATAGTTCTCCACCTAAACAATTATGGACAATAATATTATTTAAAACAAAATTATGACTATCTGTATTTAAACAATATACTTTTTCATTTATATCTATAACTTCATTAGTTTTGACTTTTTTAATTCTATATTTAACTCCATTAATTGTAATGAAATCTAAAAATTGTTTTTTCTTAATTTTACCCTTATCAAGAATTTCTATAAGTTCTTCATGGGATATATGCTTTTCTTTTGTTAAATTTAAACCTAAAATTGCATTACTATAAGTTAAATAATAACTTGTTCTATGATTAACATTATTTTTGTCTATTCTAGCTTTTGATATAGTAATACTTCCTGATAAATCTAGAGAGATTCCTAGTTGTTCAAAGTTTTTAATTAATTCTTTTGAAATTGATGCTGCAACAACTTCTCCTCCCTGTCCCTTTCTATATCTAAAATAACCATCCCCTAATAGGTATCCAAAAAATAATTCCGAATCTAAATCTTTAGAAATATGCAGCAATTCAGTAGGAATATATTTATTTTCAGCATGAGATATTCCAAATAAATATTCCATAAATAAACAAAATTCTACTTTATTTATAGTTAAATCTACCCTATGGTTTTCAAATCTTTCTTTTATACAATAATCATTTTCAGATAAGCCTAAATCTATTAAAGCTTTTTTAACAAAACCATTATAGTAAATTAAAAATTCTTTATCACTAAAAGTAAAACCTATTTCATTTTTATAATATTCTTCATGTTTACTAATATGTCCATCTGCAAGCCATAAACCAAACAATCTCATGATTTCATTGGTTATTTTTATAGAATTAGTCATTCTAAAAATATTTCTTGAATAATTTTGTTGATTTGTTGTTTTTTCTCTATAATTAATAATAGATGGAATTTTTAATATATCAATTACATCTTTATTAGTATATTGAATTTTTGGAATTGGTTCTAAACATTTATCATTTTTTTGTAAAAATTGAGCTTCTTTCCATATTAATTCTTCATTAGAATTTAAAATTAAAAATTGATGATTTTTTGTACACTTAATAGGCAACGGCTCTTTTGAAAAAGTTATTATATTACCTTTATCACAGTAATTTCTACTAGTAGGAAAATTAATTTTTTCCCACTCTCCATTAGAGTTCATAATATAATCTTGATCTGTAATATCCTCAATATTAACATCTCCATATAAAGTTCTTACTTTTTGATTAGGTAAAAAGCACGCTGTAGTTGCAATTAAAGAATTTGGATACTTACGCACGATTTCTGCTAAATCTTCATATGTAGTAACTACACGTTCCATTCCTCTATCAAAATAAGAGTTCATCCATGCTCTTGAAGACAATTCTCTTAATGCTCTATGACCTATTTTGTTTTTTGCAATTAAAATAAAGTGATAATATTTTTGCCCATTTTCACGATCTCTGCATAAATATATTTCATTTCCCAATGCAATTTTAAAATCAGGATGTTCTTTCAGTATTTCTTGAGCATAGATATTTAATTCCATGTGACTAGATAAACAGTCATGGTCAGTTATTGCGATACCTGATAAGTCAAGTTCAATAGCTCGATTTATCAAGTCTTTAGGACGATTAATACAATCCAATAGACGAATATTACTATAATGTGTATGTGCATGACATTCAAAACGATCCATAATTAATCTTTCCCTTCCTTTATAATTGACTCATTTTTCTTTTCTATATATATTATAACATAATTTTTGTAAAAAGTCAAAAAGAGTGACAAGCACTCTTTTTTCTATCAACTTCATCAAAAAATAAATCAACTGCTTCACATATTCCAAAAGAAGAATTATAAAAAATTTCTTCTGCTTCATCACATATTAGAAATTCAATATGATTATTAAACAAATCCATTTCAGCAATTAATTTAATACCAGTATTTTTATTGTTCATTAAAGTATAAGTTGGTTTATTAAATACCATAAAATTTTTAGCTTCATTTCTTGTTTTTGGATTCCATATGTCGTGTGTCATATTATTTTCCTTTAAATTAATACAAATCCTTCTCCGCCAGGTAAAGAAATTGAGGGTTTTACACATTCAAAAATCCAGTC